GCATGTCCGAAGCCGAAGCCGCCGCGATGCTCGATGCCGTCAGGGAACGACGCAAGGCGGGGCTGTGCACGATCCCGCAGGCGCGGCTGCTCGAGCGCATGGGCTGCAACACGAAGGCGATGACGTTCGAACGCGCCAATCAGCTCATCGTGAAGCTCAAGGGCGCGAACTGGAAACCGTGGCTCGTGCTGAGCGGCGAGCCCGAGTACAGCGCGGCGAGGAGGCGAGCATGAAGATGTCCGAGGAGAACGCACGTCGTCTTGCGGCACGTCAGCAGCGTGAGCAACCGAAGATCAGCGAGGCTGATGTCGACGAGTATCGAGAGATTCACCACCCCCGATCGCGCGCACAGCGTGACGCGTTCATCGCAAAGGGTGGCGTCGAGATTTGCGGCGATGGCTACGTCGCGAAGCTGAGCCACACGGCGTTCCACCAATGGTTCGGTACGGAGTGCGACGACACATGTCCGCACCGTCGGCGGATGCCGATCGCGGCGATTCGCATCCCGTGGTGGAAGCGACTCCTCGGGAGGCGAGCATGACCGTGCCGAATCCAGCGTACGGCGTGAGGCACGCCGACACCTGCCCGAGCGGAGATCGCGCCGAGCTCCGCGGTCCATGCAGCTGTGGCGCTGCGGACGATCGGCCATGGGCGGTGCGCGCGCTCGGTGACACGGACGAGCGAGGCCGAGCGCTCGTGGAAGTTTCCATTCGCCGCGTGCTCACCAGCGGCGAGGCGGTCGAGCTAGCGCTGACGCTGCAGGAGCTGACGCGCGAGATCGGTGAGCGATGGGCTCGCGCGCAGAGGCGCGCCGAGACGACAACGACGAAGGGATAGCGACATGGCAAGGCGACAACTGCAAATCAAGGGAACCGAGCGCAAGAGCGTGCCGGAGGTCGAAGAAGCGGCCGAGGCGTATCGCGAGGTGCGCGACGAGCGCATGGAGCTCACGCGGAAAGAGAAGCTCAAGAAGTTCGAGCTGCTCGCCGTGATGAAGGCGCACAAGATCAAGAAGTACAAGTACGACGACGATAGCGGCGAGGAGCTGCTCGTCGAGCTCAGCGAGAAGGAGCCCGACGTCAGCGTCAAGAAGACCGGCGACGTGGTGGATGACGACAGCGACGTGTCGCCGAGCTCGAACGGCCACAGTAGCAGCGTGCCCCAGGGTCTCATCGACCAGGCCCTCGCCGCGCAGGCCGAGGCGAGTGTCGTCGAGACGAGCGACGGCGACGTGGCCGTGCCGGACAAGGCAGCGTCGACGAAGGGCAAGCGCGGCCGCAAGGCGAAGAAGGGCGCGAACTGAGATGGAGAAGCGCAAGCCGCTAACCGAATGCATCGCGACGTTTAGTCAGCCGAGCGGCGGAACCTCGGTTCGGTACGTCCACCACCACACCGGCTGCGCACTCGATCTCGGGCGTGGTGAGTGCAACTGCGATCCGATTCGGATCAGCGACTGGCATTCGCCAAGGGAGCCGGGCAATGGGTGAGGCGACGTGACGCTTGCATCGCTTGCTGCTCATTTCACGCAGCACATGCCGCTCGCCACCGGGATCTATACCGGCCTGTACTACCTCTGCCCCAACGATCCGCGGCGCAAGCGAGCGCACGCCGTGCTCTTCACGCCGATCATCAATCCGTATGGCGATGACGTCGTGCCAGTGGTAGCTCTTCAGCGGTACCTCGATGGGAACGAGGGCTACCGCGTAAGCCCGAAGTGGAACCGAACAGGTGACACGATCGACACGCTCACGTTGACGCCGTCGATCGCGTTCGGATGCTGCCACATCAACATCGAACGCGGCGAGGTGGGGCCATGACGCTCGACGAGCTAGAGCAGATGGCATCGATTCGCCTGCAGGCATTCCATGAGACGCGCCGGTTCGACGCGGGGCGTGCACCATGATCCTCGCCGTCGACCCCGGGCTCGCGACCTGCGGCTGGGCGATCGTCACGCCCGGCTCGGGCCGCATCCGCGCGCTCGGCGTGCTCGTCCAGGATCGCGACGATCGCTATGAGGTATCGACGTGCCGCATCCGGCGCGCGAACGAGCAGGCCCGCGTGCTGGCCGAGCTCGTCCGGGTGCATGGGGTCACGGCCATCGCAGCGGAGGCGATCACCCTGGGTGGACCCCTTCCCGTCAAGCTCGCGATGTCGGTCGGGCTCCATTTGTCGTGGGGCGTGATCACGGCGGTTGCTGTCGAGCGCGAGCTCGAGCTGCTCGAGGTGCCGCCGAAGGTCTGGCAGCACGCGGTCCAGCCCGGCCGCAAGAAGATCGACTACGGCTCGCTCGAGGCCTCGATGGGCGAGCACGTCGGGCCGCAGGTCGGCGCGCAGCTGCTCGCGATCCCGAAGGCGGACCGCAACCACGCGCTCGATGCGTGCGGCATCGGCATGCTCGCGGCGCTGCGCCCGCACGAGGCGACGAGAATTATCCGGCGAAAGGCGGAGACATGACCTGGCTCGGTTGGCTCAACTTCATCGTGCTGCAGTGGTTCGGCGTGCGGCTGGCTCGATGCTATGCCACCGAGTTGCGCTGCGGCCGCATCGTCAACGCGGTGGTGATGCCCGGCGGCGCGGTGTCCGTTGGTTCGCAGTGGCATCGCGGTCGTCGCGTCCAGGTAGGCTGGAAGCTCATGCGCTGGATCGTTCCACTCACCGGTTGGTGGTCGGACTTCCGGTGGATCGCGAGGCGGCCATGAAGCGCCTCCTCCACCTGCTCTGCGGCGTCCTCGGCGGTCACAGCTGGCGTGACGCTCGCCTGCTGATGCTCGGTGTGGTCGTGCAGCGATGCGAGTGTTGCGGCGCGGAGCGAGTGCAGAGGTGCTTGGCGTGACGTATGCGCTCTGCGTCCTGTTCGGCTTCCTGTGTCGTGAGTTCTGGCAGGTGACACGGCACCGCGTGCATCGGCCGCGGCTTCTGCCGCCAGGGCCACGTTTGATGGAGGTCGAAGAGGCGTGTGCGTTCTGCGGCGAGTCGATCGGACCGAAGGCGCCCTACCGAACGTGCCGCTGTTATCGGCCACGCATTCCACCGCCACCGCCAACGCTCAAGCCCGGCGAATACCGCAGGCCGCCGCCAACCTCTTTGCCCGGCGAACCCGAGAGGAGATCGTGATGAACACCGGAGGAGCGCCATAGTCGCCGTGGCAACGCAGCCGCCCACCAAGCTCGTCAAGCGCATCGCCGGCATGTGCCTCTACTCCGGCTGTGACAACCATGCGCTCGACGGCTCGGACTTCTGCGCGCCCCACGATGCGCATGAGCGCGGGCGCGACGCGAACAAGAAGAAGCGACGCCGACAGCGGCGAGCCGAGGCGGGCCTGTGCGTCGCAGGCTGTGGTCGCAAGGTCGGCAAGCAGCGCAACCAGGACGGATCGCTCAAGCGTCGCGAGTGCCCGGCGTGCCGTAAGGACACGCGCGAACGCGCTCGCCGTGCGCGCAAGGAACGTCAGGTAGCGAACGTCCCCGGCGATCAGCGTGCGGTCCCCGGCGACACCGGCCTGTGGCGTCCGGATCCCGGAGGCGACTACGAACGCATCCGCTATCGCGGCAAGGGTCGGCGCGGCCAGCTGACGCGCGAGCAGCAGATCGACGAGGACATTCGCGACGTCGGGTTCGCCCAGGCCGAGCTCGACAAGCTCACGCACGCGCTCGAGCAGCTCAAGCGGCCCGAGGTGATGGACCTGCCACGCGTCCAGCGCGAAGCCGCGAGCCGCAGCGTCATGCTCTTCATCGGCGCCGCGAGCAGGTTCCTCGACGGACTCGCCGAGAAGTACGAATAGAATCAAGGTATCCGATGGGGGATCACAAGCCACACGCAGCCAACTGGAAGCCTGGCACGAGCGGCAATCCCGGCGGGTGGCGACGTCCGGAGATCGACGCAGCGAAGAAGCTCGGCATCCAGATCCGCGGCGACGTCGAGGGCAAGGACGGCCGCAACAAGCTCGCCGACCGCCTGCTCAAGATCGCGCTCGGCGAGGATGACGCGCTCGCGATGAAGGCCATCGAGATGCTGCTCGATCGCGGGTACGGCAAGGCGAAGCAGTCGCTCGACCTACGTATCCACGACGAGGAGAAGCCGGTCGACCAGCCCGGGCCGAGCTGGGACGCGCTCTCCGTCGAGGAGCGCCGCGAGCTGCTCCGCGCCGCGGACAGGCTTGCCGCGCTGACCGAGCCGGACGATGGAAGTACGACCGAGCATTGACCGCGGCAAGCTCGAGCAACGCCGCATAGAGCTCCGCGCCTCGCTGTTCCGCGACAGCTTCGCCGACTACGCGCAGTACTTCTGGCCGCGGATGACGAACCTGCCATGGCCCGAGAACACCGCGTCGCGCGCTCTGTGCGCTGCGCTGCAGGCTGTTGCCGATGGGCGGATCTGGCGGCTCTTGATCGCGATCGCCCCGGGCATCGGCAAGTCGACGTTCCTGGCGCTCTACTCGGCGTGGCGACTCGCCCGACGAGCGGACTGGCGCGGGTTGCACGGGATGGCGGCCGCGAGCGATGCGAATCGTGAGAGCGCGCGTGTGCGCCGTCTCATCCTGAACAACGAGGACCACATCCGGCTGTTCCCGAAGATCGAGCTCGCCGAGGACGAACGCACCGTCCAAGCCTGGGCGACGACGAGCGGCGGCCGCTACTACGCGCTCGGTCGCGACTCGGCCGTCACGAGCAAGCGCGTCCTCGAGGTCGTGATCGATGACCCGATGACCGCCGCGGATCGCTACAGCCGAGCGACGCGCGACGAGGTATGGACGTGGCTCGACGAGTCGCTGATGTCGCGTGCCGACGGCGATCGCGCGCCGATCGTGATAGTCGCGCAGCGACTCGATCGCGACGACGTCCACGCGCGATGTCTCGCGGCGGGCGGCTGGTGCATGCTCGAGCCCGCGGCCGCGCGCGATGGTCGAGGCCTCGAGCTGCGCGACCACGCCGGCGAGCTCGTGTGGCAGGACGACCGCGAGCCCGACGAGCTGATCGCGCCCCAGATGCTATCGCGCGAGAAGCTCGCTGGCTTCTCCAAGTCGGTGCGCACGACGCAGTACCAGCAGCGCCCCGACGAAGATGCTGGCGCCGGCACGATCGCGCGCAATGCGTGGCGCTTCCACGCTCCCGCCGGCGCGAATCCGAATGCACCACGGCCGGTCGGGTGCGCGTCGCCCGAGGAGAGCCCGACCGTGGTCACGCCGGAGAGCTTCGATGCGATCGTGATCTCGTGCGATCCCACCTTCGGCGGCACCAAGAACGAAAACGACTTCTGCTCGATTCAGGTCTGGGGCCGCGCTCCGTTCGCGGAGTCGTACGGCTACTACCTGCTCGCCAGGTGGCATGAGCGCGCGAAGCAGATCGCCCAGCGCGAGCAGATGAAAGCGTTCCGGTTGCCGTTCCCGACCGCGGCGATCCGCATCGAGAACAGCGCCGGCGGCGCGGGCATGCTCGAGGAGCTCCAGGCCGAGGGCGTCGACGACGTCGAGACGGAAGGCACGGGCGGACTCGCCAAGGCCGCGCGCCTCGACAACGTGTCGCCGACGATCGAGCAGGGCTTCGCGTTCTTGCCGATCGGCATGCCCGACCTGCAGTACTTCGTCGACGAGCTCGCCGGCATGACCGTGCACGACGACGACATGGACGCATGCTCGCAGGCGCTGCGCTGGCTCAAGGTCGAAGCCGAGCCGGACCAGGCGCTACTGTGGGCCGCGCTCAACCGCGGACTCGTCGCGGTAATCCGACGCTGACGAATCGTCCCGCACACTTGCCACGGATTTACTCGTCACATGGCGCGCGGCAAGAAGCAGCGAAAGGACGCGCTCGTCAACCAGTACACCGGGCACGGGACCGCCGCCGATCGCCGCGTGTACACGAGCCATAACACCGTTGCGGTCAACGACTTCGTCGGCATGGACCTGCGCCGTGGCAACTGGCTCGCTAAGCGCATCTGCGAGCTGCTGCCATCGGAGTGCTTTCGCAAGGGCTACACGCTCAAGCTGCCCAAGAAGGAGACGGCCGAGGAGGTCTGCGCCGCGGCGGAAGATCTCCACGTCAATCAGAAGCTCGTCGAAGCAGGCCAGCTTGAGCGTGCGTGTGGGGGTGCCGCGCTCTTCCCAGTCCTAGACGGCGCACTTGGCGATGCATCGCAGCCCATGGACCTGGAGCAGCCGAAGATCAGCGCGGTGCGCGCGATCCACGTGCTCGAGCCGCGCGAGCTCCAGCCGATCGCCTGGTACACGGACATCCAGTCCGACAAGTTCCGCCGACCGTCGCACTACCGCGTGTGCGCGCTCAGCGTCGGAGGAGCATACGTCCCGACCGGACAGATCATCCACGAGTCGAGGCTCGCGATCTTCCCGGGCGTGCGTGTCAGCATCCAGACGCTGCCCGGCCAGCGACTCGGCTGGGGCGATTCGGTGCTCACGCCCGTCGAGGAAGTGATCCACGACTTCGGGCTCGCATGGGGATCCGCCGCGTCGATCCTCCAC